CTGGTTTTTGTGCCAATCGGAAACGGTAAGAACTCTGTCCACGTTGACTATTTGCCGTTGCACATATCCGGTTTGTCGGTACAAAGCAAGATCATGCAACCACCACATATTCAATTTGCTATTCGGCGGTACTATAAAAGCACCCGGATGCCTCTGAATAACACAGACATCAAAGGGAATCCTCATGGCAAAATGGAATCTTTCCCCCAAGGGATTTTCTTGAGTCACATTTCCGAACCATTCATAAATAACACCCTCATACCGCCCTCCCTTTTGGGATGCGGTGAAGACATAGACCTCATGCCCTAATTTAACTAATTCTTTGGCCATATAATAGGCCGCACTCTCCGAGCCTCCAAGGGATTGACCGGATGGAATCGTAGTCCCATCAAACGGCATCCCGGCACAGTGTATTGCTATATACATGTTTTATCCTTTCGGTGGTTTGTATTCGTTTTTAAGTTTGTCTCTGATTGCCCGGTTTAACTCATCGCCGGATAACTCATCAGAAACACCCAATGCATCTGCCAAACTTCGGATTTCATTGCCTTGCAATTGGTTTAACTTGACCTTCCGCCAATCCTGTGATGGGTGGATGCCAAGTCTTTTTGCATCTGCCGTTAGCATAACAACTCCTTTCTTTTTAGTAGCGTGAGTAGTAAGACCTTTCAATCTCACCACTCACGCCCAGCGATGGAGGCACTGCCGCTGTTTTACTGCGAACTACCCACACCCTTAATTAAGAAACCCAGATACTTAGCGGTAATTACCTCATCTTGGTAATACCCGAGCTGCACTTCCTCGGCGCCAGCTTTCTCATCTTGGTAAATCTTGGCCTGCATGTTCATGAGCTTCGTCCATCGGAACCCGTACATAAATGAAGGCTTATCTTTGGATGCCTTCATGGGAGCGTAATAAATCAGAACATTGTCATTCCAAATCTGCGAAAGCTCTGCGCTTTGCCCTTCATCGGTGGTATTGTAATACGCCCCGCCAACAAGAACCTGGTCGATTTCAAGAAGCGCCGCTGCCTGTTCTCTGGTAACGACCCTTGCTGATCGACCCTTATCCACGTTGCCGTAAATAAGATCAATAACATCCGCATGCCTTTTCCAATTTCTCCATGCGTACTCACCAAAGAGAATCCTGTTTGGCCTGTACCCGGTTGTATCATAAACCACATTGATACCAGTAACCAGATCACCGTAGGGATCAGAATTCCCATTTGTGAACGTTGTCCAGGCAGACCCGACCGTTGTAGAAGATCCTACATTAGAGGTTGAGGTACACTGCAATGCAACCCTGTACTCCATATTTAAAAGCAGTTTCGATTTGATGTACTCGACTCTGCTTTGTCTTGTTGTGAACAGAAAACCCGCATCCGCATTTTCAATATCTTCATAAGGGATATTGTCTTTCAGTGCGTAATTATCTGCAAAATATGTACCGGAACTGATTGACCTTGTAATCTTGTTGGCTTCAGTACCGGCAGCCCTTTTATCATCCTCCGTGCGAAACATGTCCGCCTGTGACCAGATCGAATATGCGTCTGACTGCTTCTGAACCTGGACTACCGGGCATATAAGCTCGGCAATCATACCTTCTGGCATGTATGCAATCGCCACGTTAGATAATGCTACATCAACATGAACGTCCTTTCCTTTGAATCCCATAATTATCCTCCTTACGTAACGAAACTTGAACTAAACGCATAAACCGGCGTCGTGAAGTCCAGAAGTCCTGTCCCGATGGAACCACTTGCAACCGAAATCAACGCTGTCCCTACGAGAAAATCACCACTTCCTGCCGACTTGAGCCAGCCATTAGTTGTAACTGCCAGGCGGATACCCTTTGTGTGATCACCCCCGCCTGCCTTATATTTCATGATCCCGACAAGCCCTATTTCTGCATGAGCTTTGTCAACGGGTTTGTTGAGCAAAATACCACTTGCCTCCGCACCCGTATCGGCCCCTTGCCCATCTTCCAGCGATACCGCCAGATATTGAGAGGCCGACAGATCTTCCCCTGCCTGTAATGTATATTTCAAAAGCACGTTTTCAAACGCCATAATTAACCTCCTAATCCTTTAGATAACCCATTGCTCCGTTAAAGAATGCTGCGCCTGTCGCATTACTGCCAATGTTAGCCAATGCACGGGCACAAGAATAATAACCGCTTTCACATGGGATAAAATAACCCGATGTCGTAACAGTTAGCTGGTCTCCCGCCGAACATACTTTTGCGGGATCACACCTTACATTGACCTTCCCCCAAAGGAGAAGATCGGATGCTGTCCCACTCGTAACCGCACTGGGAGCTACTGCCGCCGCTTCTTTGCCATTATTCGCGACCAGAAGCTCTTCATCGAGACAAAATGCAATCCCAGCAAGCAGCGCACATCCATTACTCCCAACTGCGAGATGTATACCCGTTGTTCTATCCTTTACAGTTGCGAATTCAAAAAAGCCCACTCCTACCGATCCTGAAGTAACTGCCGCTTTAACCTCACCGACAACAGTGTCGTAACTATCGGCTGTCACAAACCAGCCAGATGCAGCTATAGTCACTTTTGCCCCCTTGGAAATGGCTCCCCCGGCTGCGAATTTCATCTCACCGAGATATCCGATTTCTGCAAAGGCCCCACTTACAGGTTTGTTGAGTAATATCCCGCTTGCTTCTTCAGCGGTATTGGCTAACTGTCCATCGGCAACGGCGAAGGCATGAAACTGTTTATTTGCCGCGGAATAATCTGCTCCGGCGGCAATGGTCGTATTGAAAAATCTATTTTCCGTTGCCATAATTTATTCCTCCTTCATTTTCTCCGTTTCGCTGATATATCTGTCTGCAAGATCTTTATCTTCTGCGAGAACGGCCTGGATTGCAGTAGAATAATCGCATTTCTTTTCTACGCTGTATTTCTGCGCTTTTCCTGCCAGCTCTTCATTCGCGGTAGAATAATTCTTGTCCTCTTTTTTACCCTTTCCTCCAACCTCAGACAGATCAAGTACCTTGCCATGAGTTTCCACGTATTTCTGGAAACGCTCGGCATCAATAATAATCTTGCCGTCTTCCGTGTAAGCGTGTTTCCCGTCTTCAAGGATAATGTCACGGCCAGCCGGAGTCATTTTGCCTGCCTCGACCATCGTTTCACAGAAAGACTTGAGATTTTCAGCCTCGGTTTTACGAGCTTTCTCTGCATCTGCTTTTTTGATAGTATCAAGTTCAGCCTTATAATCTCTGGCTTCCTTCTCTGCCACTTCTTTTAAGTCTTTTTCGACCTTTATTTCGGCCTCATATTTCCGTCTCATTTCTTCAGACATAATTTCCTCCTTATCTGAAATGTTACCCGCTTCATCAACATCAAAAGAGTAAGCTGCAATCTTGTCAAACGATCCCTTATCGGTGGATTGACTCAAGAAAGCTTCCAAATCTTCTAAATTTGTTACCGCTGGTATGTCCGCGCCCAAAAGGGCAACACCGGCAAGAACACGCTTAAATGTGCTCTCACCGCTCTTATAGTTCCAGTATATTTCGGAACTGACTCTTTTATATCGTCCAGACTGTAAGGCCTTGTGTACGATGTCAGGAACGCTGGACAGTGTCGCAATGAGTTTAGACCCCACTCTTTTAACTTTGCTCACCCACCCAAGGGCAGGCTGCCCGTCCTGTGTCTGTTTTTCATTGTGCCCAAGCTTAACAGGTGGTTTAATTTCATTTTTAGCAAGTCAAAATTCTTAACCATATCGTCAAGATCAGCTTCGCTATAGTTGTCACCATTCCATGTCCCGATTGAAAAGACTTCAGCATCAAACTCATGTAACAACGCATGGTTTCTGTTCTTTGCCTGTGTTGCTCTGTCCACCCATTTACAATTTTTAGGTTCATAGTTCCCATCGTTATTCAGCCG